TGCACTTTTATATTATATAAGAAGCAAACAAAAAGAATTAGTACCAGTAGAAGAAGAACTTCAAATGTCTCTAGATCCAAACTTAAAGGATCCTGAATTTCCTGATTTAAATTGGAAAAACAAATGGACAACAGGAACATAGTTAATTGGATCAATTAAATACAACATTAGGTGCACGTTCTCAAACTTTTATAGATATGAAAGATGCTATAAAAGAGAGTATGGATAATGGTATATTTAAAAACGAGCAAGATGTAATAAATTTTATTATAGATACTGGATATGAACCTGATGATTATTTAGAAGCTAATAAAGAATATAATAGACTTGTAGCAAAAGGTGAAAATCCTAGAGATGTAAGTATTCCAGAATTACTTTTTAAAACTACTACAAAATTTGTTTCTGATACTGCTGAAGCACTATCTAATAAAGTTCCTATTACAAAAAATATAGGTAATCTTATTGGAGATGGTACTAAAGATTGGTGGAGTAATTTTTCTGATCCTTATACACCACCAGGTGCAAAAGAAATCACGAAAGAAATAGGAGCAGATATTGGTCAAGGTGCAGCAGGTATATTAACTGTTGGTAATATTGTTCCTAGAGTAAGAAAGTTTATTAAAGGTGACAAAGTTGATGTTAACAAAATAAAAAAATTTAAAGAAGCTGTAAATAAAATTTCAAAATTAAGAACTTATTTAAAAAAAGGAGCTTATAATACTACAATAGCTGCTGGTGGATTAACATTAGCATTTAATCCTGATGAAGCAACTCTTGATGTATTAAAAAAATCTTTTCCTGAAACAGTTGAGTGGGCAAGATTAGATCCTATAGTAGATGCTTTAGCTGTTGATCCAGAAGATCCTATAGCTCTTCAATATGCTAATCAATTTGGTCAAGAACTTTTTACTGCTGGTATTATATCAACTCCTATTATAGGATTGACTATGCTTGTTAAAGCAGCTAGAAATGCTAAAAAAGTAAAAGCAAAAGAAGATGGTATTGATTCTCCTATAACAGTTTCTAAAAATAAAGGTGATGATTCTTTAGCTAATAATGCTGATCAAGAAAAAGTTATTGTAAATGAAGTTGTTGATGTAGATAATGCTTTTGAACCACCTAGTTTATTAAAAAGAATAAGAGTATCAAAACCTTTTTCATATATTGATGAAATAAAAGAAAATTTTTTAGCTAATAGAAATATAGGAGATGATGCTTATGATTTATGGATAACAAAAAAAGGAACACCTAGAGTTATAAGACAACAAACTTCACTTAATATTAGAGAATTTAATAAAGCTATAAAAAAAGAATATGGAGTATCTAAATTTAGTAAACTTAAAAAAGAAATACAAGATAAAATTAATAGTATTTTAGTATTGGATAAAGATAATCCTGCATATCAAAAAATATTTAATAGAAATATAGATGCTTTAAGACCTGTTATTAAAAAACAATTAGATGAAGAAAATATTAAACGAGTAGCAGAAGGTAAAAAGAAAATACCTGTAAGAAATTATAATAAAAAATTAAAAGATTTAACTGAAAAAGCAGCAGCAAATAAAACAGATACTTTTTTTAGATCTCAACAAGTTAAAATTTTAAATACATTAGAACCTTCTACAAAAAAAATAGTTCAAAAACTTAGACAAAATGTAGATGATTTGAGTAATTATTTAGTTAAGTCTGGTGTAATGGATTCAAAAATGAGTGCAACTTTTGGATCTAATAATAAATTTTATTTACAACGAAGTTATGACATTTTTGATAACCCTTCTATTTCTCGTAATTTAAATAAAGCTTTTCGTTTATTAACTAATGAAGGTAAAGGTAATTTAAATTTTCTTATAAAGAATCCAAAATATCAAACACAAATAGATAAGATACAAAAATACCATAGTTATTTAAAAAATACTTTAGGTTTAAGTGAAGATGAAATTACTGGTATAATAAAAGAAAGAATTACACAAAAAGGTGCTAAAGAATTATTTGATTTTTTAGAATGGGGTAGTAAAAATTATAATCATCCAAATGTTTTAAAACAAAGGAAATTATTTTCAAAAGAATTAAGAGATATGTGGGGTGAAAAAAGAAATCCTATAACTCGTTATCAACAAACTATGGATGCATTAGGAAAAATTACTTCTCAAGTAAAATTTTTAAAAGATTTAAGAGCAGATGGATTAGCTAAAGGATATTTACATGCTTCTAAAAAAATACCACCATCAAAAGGTATAAAAAAAATAGATGATGTAGATACAAAAAGATATAAATTAGACGCAACAGATAAAGTACACTTAGGTAAATTGGATAGACAAGGAGGATTACAATTTCCTGCGTCTTTTAAAAGTCCTTTAGAGGGAATATTTGCAGAGGAAGAATGGGCTAAAGGAATTAGAAGAGGACTAGCTAATGAAGAAATAACAGGAGAAACTTTACTAGGTAAATTGTGGAGATTTACATCCTCAAGTTTAAAAGGAGGTGCAGAAGTTGCTAAAACTATTTTATCTCCAGTTACACAAGGAGTAAATTTTATAGGTAATTTTAATTTTGCTGCATTGTTAGGTGGTGCAAATCCTATAGAATTTGTTAAATCATTTGGTAGAACAATACAAAGTCCTAATTTTCTTAGAGGTCAAGAATGGAATAATTGGTTTAATAAAAGATCTAAATTAGGAATAATAGATGAAGGTGTTAATGCAAAACAAATGCAAGCATATATGGATGATATATCTGAAGTAGCTAAAGGAAATAAAATTACATCTAAAGTGTTTAATGCTATATTATATCCTGTACGTTTACCTACAAAAATATATCAAGGAGCTGATAGTATAATGAGAGCTACAGTATTTGATAGTTTACGTTCAGGAATTAGAAGAAGTGTAGAACCTACTTTAAAAAATATGCCCATAGCAAATAATCGTACTTTAGATGATGTATTAGATCATTTTATAGCAGAACGTGTACGTATGAGAATGCCAACATGGTCTATGGTTCCTAAAGGAATACGAGGATTAAAAACAATTCCTTTATTTGGCTCCTTTCCTTCTTGGTTTGCAGAAATTATAAGAACAACTAATAGAACTTTAAGAGGTATAGGTAATGATTTATCAGGTAGATCTGCAAATGATTTAGCTAGACATGCAGGATTTAAAAGTGCTGATGATATGTTACAGAAAACTGGATATAATTTACGTACTAATAAAAAAGTAATGGGTTATCTTAGAGGTAAAGGAATGTGGAGTTTAGGAGCAGGTACTGGATTAGCTGTAGGTTATGATGCTTTAAATGAAACTTCTAGATTAACTTATAATATTAGTAAAAAAGCAAGTGATGCTTTAAGTTTCTTTGTTGATTATTATCAAGCTACTCCTAAAGTCTTTACAAATAATGTAGAACGTGTTAAAAAATATGATAAAAGAAAAGGAGTATGGACTGATCATTTAATTTATAGTTATAAAGAACCTTCACGAGTAGATGTATGGCAAGGAATTAAAAATCCTATACGAAGAATAATACGTACTATAAAAAATAAGGAAGAATTAACTGATACTCAAATTAATAATCAAATTATAAATGCATCATGGGAATTTATTTCACCTATTCTTGGACCTTCTATAGCTGCTAAAGCATTTTATGATGTAGCAACAAATAATATAGCTAATTTACCAGAAGGATCTGGACAAAGAGAAGCAGCTCTATGGGTAGAAAGTATACTAGGACCTAATGCAGGATTTACTCCTGGATTTTTATCTGAAATGCAAAGACTTTCTGAAGCTAATATAACAGAAGAGACTATGAAGAATTTTAGTACAGTTGAGAATGTCTGGGAATGGGATGGACAAAGCTGGATTAATAAAGGAGGAAGAGATCCTGAAGGAATTAAAGTTAAAACAGGAATGCCACAAGCAAGTAAATATGAAGCAGGTAAACTTTGGGAAAAAATATTAGATGGTGACTTTAATAAAATTACAAAAGATAATATATTTTCAAACTTAGGTTTAAAAACAAAACAAGTAGATATAAATCAATTAGTTAAATTTAAAGTAGCACCTTTATGGTATCAAAAAAGTTTAATAAAGAGAGATTTTTTAAGAGATATTATTACTATGCGAGCTGAAGGTTTAGATGAAGATAAATTAATACAGAGATATAAAGATACTTTAGAAAAACATTATCAAGCTGATAAAACATTAGCTAATCTAATATCTAAATTTAAAATTTTAGGTTTGTCAGATAAAGAAATTGCAATAGCAGTAAGTGATGTAGCAGGTAAAGATTTAAAATTAAAGACAACTAAAATAGAACGATTACTTATGGGTAAATATGATAATAAACAATTACTTCCTACAACTCCAGAAAATAAAAGAATGTTAAGACTTTTAACAGAAGCAGGAGTAACTTTAGATAATAATGAATATGTTATTAATGAAATGAATAAAGCTTGGAAAGAATATATTAATAAACCTTTTTAATATTAGAGGACTAAGATAATGCAAGATATGACAATGCTATGGAATGGAATCTTAACACTAGCTATAGGTGCATTTCTATGGTGGATACGTGGTACTAATAGTGATATAAATAAGCTACGTGAAGATTTAAAAGACCATGCATTGTCTGATGCAAAGACTAGAGAGTTTATGGCTACTAATTATGCTACAAAAAAAGAAGTATATAGTGAAGTAAATAAAATACTTGATAGGTTTGATAGACTAGAAGAAAAATTAGATAGGTGGATGGAAAAACAATAATGTCAGAATGTAAATGTAATAACCCAGAGTGTACTGGTGATCCTTGTCTATGTATAGAAACTAACCAATGTGATTGTGATTGCTATGAAAAAGATACTGATACTGATTAGTGTTTGTTTTTTATTTACATTACCTACATTTGCACAAACTAATACAGTAACATCTACTACCTCTACTGTTAGTGGAACAACTAGCGTTGATAGAACTCCATCAACTGCAAGTGCTCCATCTATTATGAACAGTAATCAAGATGTCTGTAGCTTTGCTGCATCTGCTGCTATACAATCACAGATACTAGGAATAGCAGGTGGTACATCTATAAGAGATTTAAATTGTGAAAGATTAAAATTAAGTAGATCTTTATATTTTATGGGTATGAAAGTTGCAGCAGTATCCATGTTATGTCAAGATGAAAGAGTCTTTAGAGCAATGGAAATGGCAGGAACACCATGCCCATACATGGGAAAAATTGGTGTAGACGCTGCAAAAGAATGGTTAGAAAATCCAGAAAAACGACCTGATTATGAGAAGTGGTTAAAGGAAAATATTAAAGATGAAGAATATATTACTGATGAAAATGCTCTTGGTATTTTCTCTGTTCTTCTTATATTGTTACTCATCTAATGCACAAATGCTTGAAGAGGGTGATACAGTTACCCAAGAGATAGAGACTGAGCATCTAGGTGAAGGACATATAGATACAATAACAGAAACTACTACAACTGTTGAACATAAAACAACAGGTGATATACTACATAAAGATACAGGTATCGTAGCAAATCGTTACGAGGGAGATATGGATCTAGATTGGGGTGGGCTAGGTCCTGCGAGTATGCCAAATTGTAATGCATATTTTGGTACAGGTACGTGTGGAAAAGGTACATCAAATTCTCTCACAACCTTTGATCAATATGTAGACATATCAGATTTTCATATATCAGATGGAGGTGCATTAGAATGGGAATTACAGATGCATCATTCAAAAGCTAATACTACAGGATATTTTCAAACAAAAGGTTATAATAATAATGTTTTACAATGGGATACAGGACAGATTACATTAGAAAATAATCAAACACCTACAACATATTCAGGAACATATGATTTTGCAGGAGATTTAGATAAAGTATTTATAAGAATAGGTGGAGCAAAGAATTATTATTTTGATAATGTAGAATACACAGTTAATTACAATCATATAACAACATCAGTAGAAACATGGATAGAAATTGTTCAACCAGGATTAATGGAAGATCAAATAACAATAGAACTTATTGAACAATATGATATAGCTACACCAGAAGAACAGTATCAAATGGATGAGATGATGGAAGAGTTTGATATAGTTATGACATTTGATATACCTACTATGGAACAACCTATGGAAGAGATGATGGTAGACGTGCCAATAGAAATGGGTGCAATGATGGAAGAATATAACGAAGGTACTATATCATATGAAGAAGTTATAACAGAAGTTCAGGAAATGGTAGAAGAGATACAAGATATAGGGATGGATGTTGACGTATCTATGCCAACATTAGAAGAGGTTAAAGAACCTGCTATTGAACAAGAACCAGTAGAAGTAGAAGTTGTAGAAGAAACTAACGAAGAACCTACAAAGGAGGTTGCTGATGTTTCTGAAGACAATAATATGGAAGAGATTAAAGACGAAGCTAAAGAAGAGATTGAACCACAAGAAAAGAAAACTGCGAGTAAGGATGTGGATGCAGAAGAGGTGGGTCAGAAAACAGAAACAAAGAAATTAGAAACTACAAAACAACAACAAAAGAAACAAGCTAAAGCAAATGAAATACTTGCTACAATTCAATCACAATATGATCCTGTAGCACAGATGACAACCATAGCATTAGTGACTGCTCTTGGTCCTGATATACAACAATATCAACAACAAGATATAGTACAACAAATGCAATGGTATGTAGAAGAAGAGATTTATACTGATCAATTAATGCCTGATCCTCTTGGAGATTATCTAAGTGTTAGATCAAACTTACAAATGGAAAGGATGATACAACAACAGTATGAGTGAAGTAGAATATCAAGGTATTAAGATAAAAGGTGGTAGATTATTTTTAATTTTCCCACTACTCGCAACTTTAGGTGGTGCTATATGGGCAGGATTTGAGGGATATGCTAGGTGGGTTGCTATGGAGGATAAGATAAATGAATATATTGCTCCTGATCTTTCTGGTTTTAATTTAAAATTAGATGTATTAGAAGAAAGAATAATATCTTTAGAAGATAATATGGGTACAGAATTACGTACTGTAAAAGAACTTGTAGGTGCAGCACAAGATGATGCACGAACTATACGTATAGATTTAAGAAAAGATATTAATGAAGTACAAGATCAAGTTGCTGGAGTTGATAGACGTTCTCGTAATATGGATCAAGAAGTAAGAACTTCTCTTAGACAAACTGAAACAGATTTAAGAACTATGATTGACCATGCAAGTGACAGATTTGATTCTAAACGTACAGCAATCGAGTCTGATGCACAACGAAGAATAGAACTAATAGATAGTAAACTATCAGAATTAGAATCAAAGTTACGTGAGATGTTACAACGAGCTTTAGATAATCCTTTAGCTGGTCAATAATTAAAACCCACATTTCTTAACAAATTCCATAACCTTTTTCTTACCTAATATCTTTAGAGTATCAACTATATTAGCTTCAAGACCTTCAGGTGACATATCAATTTCTTTGTCACTCTTAGCTCCTCTTACTCTTGATAATAATTCCAATGCTTTAATAGCACTATTTGTATGTCCATTGTTTTTAGCATAGGTATACTGTGTTTCTATTTCAGATATAACATCTACATTTGTCTCAAGATTATTTTCTAATTCTTCTATACGTTCTTTAACTTCATCATTATGAATAAGTCTATGCCCTTGATTAGCTAAAGCTTGTCCTGAATTTGCTGTATATCCTGCAGCTTTCGCAGCTTCTTTAGCATTCCTATGTAGAATATATGCTTGAGCAAAGCGTTCTTGTTTTTCGTTTAATGCCATTAATTAACTATCCAATGAAATAAACCTGCAACAAGACCTGTTATAACAGCATAATAAAAAGCAACAACAAAGACATTAGAGTTCTTTTCCTTTTTCTTGTTGCCACCTAAGATCGTTTTGATCTGGCGTGTGAAGTTTTGGATCAACATTAGGTGTTATCCTCCAATCATTATCATCTTCAGGGTTTCTATGCGTTGTATCACAACCTGCATATTTAATTACTATATCTTCAGGGTTATCTTTTTCAAAATCAATAATCTTATCATAGTAAGGACCAACTTGAGTTTGAAAAGTATATATTAACATTTTTTGACATTGATCTGCACTTATATTTCTTGAATAAGGTGCACTCTCAAATGTAGTACACTCCCCATGAAAGCAAATGAGAAGCATAGCTACATGAAATATCTCAGGCATTATTCTGCTTGAGTAGTTATTGGTGCTGGTTCTGGTAACATAACTTCTTCAGTTGTATGTTCTTGATATAGATACCACCCACCAAAAGCAAGTGCTCCTATAATTAGGATTGCTATTATATATTTTATCATTTACATGTTCCTTTATCTGTACAAGCTTCAGTAGATTTTATAACAGTACTATCTTGTATGACTGTACTATCTACCTGACTTGAGTCAAGAGCACATGCTGAAAAAAAACATGTACTAATTAATATTAATAAAAATCTCATTAAAATTTAATCTCCTGTTCAAAGAATATAACTCCATCATCATCAGGATTCAATTCAAATTGATTTAAATCTTTACCAACCTGTCTATCCCAACCAATTCTAAAAGTATTACCACTTCTTTGTTTATATTTTCCAAACAGTCTTAGTTTGGATTTCTCATTCTCATCCATATCATACCAATATCTATACCCAAGAGACCAACCAGGAAGAGTACTTCGCATCTCTTCAGCAGATTCTGCGTCTTTAGGTTTTCCAAGCATAGAAAATATAATAAGTACTAAAATAATACCTATTAAGAATACCAAACCTTTAGACGAAGGTTTGCCCATAAGATTTTGAATAGTATTCTTGGTATGCTGAACAACTTTCTTTGTTTGTTTAGCCATGTTATTTCTCCTTGTAAAGTTTTTTTAGCTGATAACCACAGCCATTCATCTTCATTATAAGGGAACATTTTTATTTTACTCCTTTCTATTTAAATGTTCATAGTACCTTTGGTTTTTTAATAGGATCTGTATTACGTTTAATACAAACTCCTTTTAAACTTTTTTCACCTTGATCTCCTGTTGTAGCTAAATAAATTTTTAAATGTTTAAAATCTCTCCATATATTTGCTAGTCTTTCTACCCATTCATTGTGACTAAAGAGAGATACATGAACATTTCTTCCTTTATGTTTTCCTTTTGGAAATGTCTTTAATGCTTTCATAGCACAGACATTTATAAATACAATTTTATTTGCATAACTTAATACTTCTCTTATCACCCAATCTAAATCATCTTCAGGTATATGTTCAAGAACATCAGTACATAATACTATATCATATTTTTTATTAGGTAATTTATCATGGTCAGGATAAGCAGGATCATAAAGAAAAAAATCATCTATACCCCATACATCTTGTACAGGTTTATCAAACTCTTTCCATTTATTTTTAGGATCAGCAGCTTTAAAATATTCTTTATGATAAGGTATACCTTTACCACAACCATAATCAAATAATGTTTTACATTTATTTTCTTTTATAAGATCTTTAATAACAAGAATAAAAGGTACTAAACTTATACCTTTAAATGCACCTGTATCATTATGCAAATCTTTATAAGCATCAAGTAATTCTATATACTCTTGAGAGGGTTCTGGTTTACGTGGTAATACATAATCAGTCATTAAATATTTCCTCAAAAGTTTTATGTTGTTTATTTTCTTGAGCTATTTCCCATAAAGAAGCTACTAATGTATTCTCTCCATGAAAAGTAAAATCCATTTCCATTTTTTGATCAGCAAAAGTTCTTTCACAATCTTGAGCCATAGCTAATAGTTCTCCTGTTGTCCAATAACTTTTATCCTTTACACCTACTTGAAAATACTTTGGTCTTGGTTCTTCATCTTCAGCACCAGTAGTTTCTTTTTTCATTTCTTTAGTAGGTTCTTCCATATTACAATCAAAACCAAATAAATCAAAAGCTCTAAAGCCCATAGTGTGCATGATACCTATGGTTCTCATAGCAGCACACGTACCACCTGTTATAAGAGTAGCTCCTAGTGGTATACCTAACTCTTCATTTACTTTAACTGCATTATTTTGTATACCTTTTTTCTGTTCTTCAGGGTCTCTTAATGATTCTGTAAATGCGTGCCATCCCCATATGTTTGCATCTTTTTCTTTTAGATATTTTGTAACAGAAGGATCAGTCATAGAAGCTACAAAGAATTTAGTTTTCGAATCAACCTCTTTAAATAAATCTTTTCTTACTATACCATGTGTACTTGTACCTGTAATAGGTCTAGGATCAAGAACAACACAAGCCCAAGGTTGTATTCCATGTTTTAATAAATTTAAATAAGAATGTTTAACACATACAATCTTTGCTTCACCATCATACTTTTTAATAGTAGCTTTTAATTCATCATAGTTTGTATAAGGTCCTCCTGAAACTATAATAGCTCTACCTGAATGATAAAGATATTTTCCTAACCATTTTTTCTCATCTATTAAAGTCATATTCTCTTTTATATTATTACGTATATAATCTTTTGATACACAATCTCTAGGATTAACTACAATAGGTACATTTAAAAGAGATTTAGGAATGTTAGATAATTTTTTATCATTTAAAATAATAGCTAGATGTGTGTGACCACCACCACGAACTTTATCTGCTGAAGGTAATACCCATTGTCTAATACTTTTATTCTTTTCTTTTTTAAGTTGATCTAATACTTTATTTGCACCTTGAAATTCTTCAGGAGTTTGATTACCATCTTTATCTTCTAAAAAATAATGATCAATCATAACAATAGGATTGTGTTTTAAATGTTTGTAATCACTTGCTACTGTTTTAATACTATTGCCACCACCTATTAAAACAAAGTCAGCATTTAAATCAGTACGATCTTTTAATATATCTCTGGAATTACCTTTACCTATTTCAAATGTAAATACTTTTTTATCTTTCATCATCTTAGCTCTAAATTCTTGTAGTCTTTTTATTACTGCAGACTGAGTATTATGAGCTTTAACATTAAATTCTTCTATATCTGTTTCAGTAGTAGCATCTTCAAATAAATCAAAACCTTTATAAACTATTTCATCATGGTGTTTGAAAGAAGTAAGAGCCATTTCAATAGCACGACCTGCATTCCATGTACCTACTTCGATAATTGATTTAGGTTTATACTCCTCTATAATTTCTAAAATTTGTTTATATCTCGTGGGCATAATATCTGGACTTGTATCATCATCAGATAAATTAAATAATCTTCTACCAGAACTATCTCTAACAGGTAACATAGTTATATCTTGAATACCTTTAAAGTGCATAACATAATCAGATATACCATTCAAAGATATAATCTTCATTCCATGTGCTTTATAAATATTTAATAATCTTTCTGTTATAAATGCATCATGCCATTCTCTATAAGAAATTAATTCTCCTGAATTATAAGCACCTCTTAAATCACCTAGTAAATCAAGAGCAGGTTTTTTATTTAAATTAAAAGCCATAAAAGATGTATCAAGATATTGTACATTATCATCTGTTGTTCTGATACCTGCATAAGCTACATCACAAGCTTCAGGTAGCATAGCAAGTATATCATCAGATACTAATCTTTTCTTAGCAAAAGAATCAGCATCAATCCATATTAACCAACCTGCTTCTTTATCTTTTTCTGCTAATTCAAAAGCATATTCTGTTAGAGCATATACTTTATGTGCCCATCTGATAACATCAAGTCTCCAATTATAAGCAACTTGTCCATTCTCTGTACCATCATGTATTGAATTAGTTTCTTTAAAAGTTTTATAATCTTCTATATTATCTAATTGTTTATAAGAAATAGATTTATTTTTAGGAAGAGAATAACTTTCTAATGAACAGTCATGTGTATAACATGCAAGATTTAAAGAAGGTTCCCAATGTTCACTAATTGATTTTAAAAAATGATGTCCAACATTCTTTAAAATATCTTCATTAAATGAAGTAACAAAATTTATTTTTGTCATATAACATAGTCCTTTGCTTCATCTAATAATCCATTCATCTGTAACCATCTGGCATCATTAACCCATTCAATACCATACTTAGTATCTTGGTCTCTCTTTGGACCCCAATCTTTAAACCAAGGACCACCTGTTGTAAAGTGTACATTCTTTGCTTCTAACTTAACATCTGAATGTCCATCCAACCAATTCCATTCTTCAGGTATTCTACCTATATCTGCTTCTTTATCTGGTAGCCACTCAAATCCATGTAGCCATCTACCTGATTTAGTATTAACATCTTCAACTGTAAGTCTTTTATTTAAATCATGTCCACAATTAAACATCATAAGACTTGACCAGTTCTTTCTACGATAGGGTTCTTGTAATTTACCATCCATCTTTAAACCTTTTTTAGGTTCATACTTATGATGTACACACCACAAAGGATAATATTTATTATCACACATTTCAAATAATTCAGATATATCTGTACGAACATACATATCACAATCCATAAATAATGCATATCCTTCATACATATTAAGAGCAGGTACTAAAAATCTAGTAAAAGAAAAGTCAGTTGAGAAAGGTCTTCCATCTATTATATCGTAAGGTTGACCTTGTAGTATCTCATGTTTTCTATTATATAAACCCATACGTTCTACAATAGGTTTCTTAATTGGTAAAACTCTAACAGGTTCCATTGATATTCGTTCTATTGAAAACTTTAGAACTTCGTAAGCAGCATATTCTCTAGGATCATATCCTATATAAACTGTATTTATACTTTTCTTTTTTTTACTCATAATATCTCCATAAATAAGAGAGGATGTAATAAAACACCCTCTCTAGTATTTTATTACTGTATAGTAATGCTCTTTGGTTTTTGTTCTTCAGGTATATTATGTGTCAGACTAACAATCAATACACCATCTTCCATTCTAGCATCTTCAACTTCTATGTTTTCTGCTAGAGAAAATCTTTTATGAAAAGATCTTCGTGCTATATTCTTATGAAGATATTCTTCATTAGAATGTCGTTTATTAGAATCACCTTTAATAGTTAAGTATTGATCTTTAACCTCAAGATATAATTCATCTTTTTTAAAACCAGCAACTGCTAATTCTATAGTATATTTATCTTCTCCTGCTTTAACAATATCATAAGGTGGATAATCATTACCAGCTAAGACATCATTATTTTGCAGAGCTACCATATGATCCATCAAATGATCAAATCCTATAGCATATCTATTTATGTTATGAAATAAACTCATGCTTTTCTCCTTTCATTAAGCGAGTTATAGAATCCATAATTGGCATTCTATAGTGTAATTATGACACACTTTATTATAAAAGTCAAGAACTTTTTTCTTGTAAACCATATTTACTAAGTAAATAAACTTTATAATAATAAGCAAAACTTTGAGGATAATGTTTAGGATTTGGAAGTCCTACAATTTTAAACATTTCCTTCATTTCTTTCCATTCTTCTATCGTGTACTTAATATGCAATGTACTTGAGCATCCTCTATATTATATACCTCTTTAATTTCTTTTAAGACCCTTGCTTTCTCTTGTATACATTCTTCTTCTGTATTATACTCTTCTATTTGTAATTGAGGATCACTATTAAAAGAAACAAGTATATACAACAACCAAATTGTTTTCATTATATATCTACCAACTCACATACACCTGCAGTACAGGCAAGTTGTTGTGATCCTTTTGTATTATCACCTGTTTCAAAGTCTTGAAGTAAATTCCAATTTATTTTCGTTGGCATCTTCTTCATTAAACTATTATATTTTCTTTGAGTAATATCCTGATAAGGTGCTTGTTGATATGTATGATCAGAATGTGGTAAAAAAGATACACCACTTAAATATTTAAAATTATTCCAACACCATGCACCCACAGGAACCCACTCTTCTTCTTTAACACTAATAGTTACAGAAGGTTTATGTTCACACCAATGTTCAGCATAAGTTCTCCATAGTTTTAATTGTTGAATAGCAGTCATATCATTACGACATACAGAACCTTTAGGAGCCATCATAGGAAAAGAAAATACAGTTGTATGTTCTGGTTTAAGATAATCAGGTTCATTGGGTATGCCAGATTCCCTCATAAATTGTGTAAGAGGATCTTTATTATCTCCTCGAACTGTTCTAAGATAATAAGGATTATGTCTTGCATGTATACCACTAGCACTATCAACTAATTGACTAACAGTACCTGAAGGTTTAACACAAGTAATAGCAGTTGACTGAGGTATACCAAATTTATCTGACCATTCTTTATTTGTTTTAACAGCTACTTTTCTAAGAGTTTGTAATGTACTTTCTAATCCTGTTTCAGTTCCATTTAATACAGAACTATCCATAATACCTGTAAGAGATACACCTAATAATCTTTCTTCTTCTGTATTATCAATCCATCTCTTCCTTAAATAACCAAAGTTTGTAAAGGTAGATTGTATTGTACCTAGTATGGTAGCTATTTTTATTTTATTTTTTAATGTATCTAGTGTATCTGTAGAACGACATACAACTTCAGTTAGATTACAGAATTGATTTGGTCTTAGTATAATTTCACTACAAGGATTAGTTCCAAAAGCTGCATCAGCATTTCTTCTACCATTTTGTTTTGCTTTTTCTTGAGCAGATGCTCTATTAAATATTCCACGTTCACCTGATTTACTTTCATATAAAGACAACCATTCTTTCATAAAAGTTCCTGTATCAGGTTGACCATCATAAACAGCAGAATTATTTGCTAATGCTCTCTCAGGATTTATGTTCCACCACTCTCCTTTTTTAGCTACTCTCATTCTATCATCAGATAAATTAGACAAAGATATTAATGCTGACCTTCTAACACCACCAACTACTACAACTTCTCCTGTCTTACAAGCTATATCATGGCACTCTAAACTGGTAAGCTTTCTACCTTTAGCATTTTTAAATTTATTAATAGTAAAATCAAATAAGTCTACTAAAGGTTGAGGACCACTTGCTCTACCACCAAATGTTTTTAATCTTGCACCTGCAGATCTTACTTTTGATACACTTATCTTAGGAATACGACAAGTATAAAGATATGATATTAAATCTCTAAATGCTCTAGCCCATCCTTCTTTAGAGTCAGCAACAGATATAACATCATCTGTATGTTCAAATTCTCTATCAGGTATAGTAGGTAAACCATTTATATATGGTCGTTCAACAGAAAATCCTACACCTGTTCCATTCATAAGAACATATAAAACTTCATCAAATGCTTTAGGACTATCAATAGGAATATAAGAACAATTATATCCTGCTATATGTTCTCTCTCTAATGCTTTACCTGAAGTCATTAAAGCTCTCATACTAGGCATAACATCTAAAGATAATATGGATTCTTCAAGCATATTCCATGCACTAGCATTTACCTTTGCTTCAATATTATTTTCAATATGATTTCTAAAAAATGTTATTAATCTATTAACAGTTTCTACCCACGTTTCTCTTCTTCTTTCTTCTTCTAACCATCTTGAGTATCTTGATAGATGTATAAATGATTGATATTCAGTAGGTAAATAATTATTTGCCATTATCTTTCATCTCCATATTTCTTTTCAATTAATAGTTGTGCATAGTGAATTACTTTTTCTAAATCTTTTTTACCTTCACCTTTTTTCTTATGTCTGGTAGTATATTTTATTATATTACCTTCACAAAATCCAAAGTTATTTGCCATGATAAAATCAATGGGTTGTATAGCACAATCTTTGTAATGACTACCACCTATCTGTTGATTACTTGCTAATACTTTTTCTTCTGCAATCATTTGTTCTTCAGCATTTTTTCTTTTCATATAATCTCTATGTCTCTCATTTTTTATCGAGAACTCTTTTAATTTTTTGTCTGACATATCCTATCTCCTTTGAATGAATTACTTTATATGCAAAGCTTCTTGTATATTCAGGACTAAGACCTGCATTATAACATACATCCTCAAAATCATCACACGTTACACCTACACTACAGAAAAACCAGGCACGTGCTCGTTCTCTCTCAATACTTGTTTGAGGAGTTTCAACTTTACTCTTTGTTTTAGTAGCATCTAACAATGCTTGTAGTATAACAGATAAAAATAAAACTCTTTCTGGTCGTTCCCCATTCTTAGAAGATACATCCAATGTTATACTGAAATAGTCTTGTTCCATCTATCATTTTTCTTTTGGACTTATCTCGTCTTGGAATGCATTTTGCAACATATAAATAGCTTCTTCATTTTCAGCAGCTATTTTTATTTGCTTAATAAATTCATCAATAACTTGGGGATGTTCTCCTATACCAACAGGATGTTCCAAGTATATACGTGCAGTAGAAATAGCTTTATCTCTTGTTGATTCAAACTCAGATAATGCTGATTCATACATTGACTTTTTTACTGACATCTTTTACCTCCTTTCTTTTTTTCCAAATTAATTTCATTTTTTTAGAAAGTATACCTTTAGTTTTATTTGAAATTGGATGACCTTTATGAGCTTTACTAAGTTTCTTTCTGGTTTCATCAGATACTTTATGTCCTAATAAAGATTGACGTATCTTTTCTTTTACTTCTGGTGGTCTACCATTACGACTTAATTTTTTTTGAAATTCACCTATCTTTTTTTTAGCTTCATCTGTTTGTTTCTTTCCAAACATACCATTATTAGAACCACTTAATTTCTCACTAAGTTTTTTTCTTGTTTCATCAGATACTTTCTGTCCTTTATGAGAGTCACTAAGTTTTTTTAAATAGTCAGGATCTTGATAACTTTCAACAGGTCTATAAAATTTACCACCTACATAAGAATTATAATAAGCAGGTTCATCTGTACCTTCTATCACAGCAGTAAGTACATCCCATTTCATTTGATAGTATGCTTCATAGTATCGTAAACTTCTTTTGTTTTTATATTCTGCTATAACTTCAAAAGTAAAATGTTCTTTACCTATCTTTTCTATATCAGCTTTAAGATACTTGGAAGAACCTATATAAGTTTCCCATTGCATTTTCTTTTTAGATTTACCTCTAAAATATTGCTTACAACCTACGTATGCTTTACCTGATTTCATATTGGTTATGATATAAACAAAACCAAACTTATCAAGATTAGGTACGAAAGATTCTTCAGTATCATACCTAACCCAATGGTTTACCATGTTGTAACTTCCTCTACATCAGGTGTCCTATTAACTTGCGTAAGAAACCTGTAACCTTTTGCATACTGAAATACACGTAACCCTTTACCTTCATTCGCATCACTCCAACAAGTACGCTTATGTGGACAATAGATGCAACCAATAGCAAGCTTACGATTACCACTAGCTCCATCAGGCACATCAGGATAACACTTATCAGGTGGATTGTCTTTCTCCATAACTCCTTTAAGATATTCAACTCTTTCTTTAGCATCAATCATTTCCATTGAATGTACATGTGTTAAACATATCTCTCCATTCTGTTTATTTATAACAAGGAATGCTCCTGCATCTACATTATTACCTTCAGCATAAGCTGATATTTGTGCTATATATCCAAAGGGATCATCAGCATGAAGATTTCCTTTAGCAAACTTCTCAAAGCTTTTACCTGATGCACTCTTACAATCAACCAATACACCATCAATCATACAATCTTGGTGTCCTTTAATACCACCAACATCAATTTGTTTTTGTTGATCAGTTACTGTATGTCCTGCAACACGTGTGAAGAGAAGTAATACTTCCTCAAGAATATGACCATATAAAAACTTAATACGTGTACTAGGTTCTAATGGTATTACATCTTTGTCTGAATTTTTATCATACCAAAGTTGTCTTGCAGGTCTACCTATAGAAGATAAACGTAAGTTACGTTTTACTGCAGGTTTCTCTTTAAAAAATTCAGTTACAACTTCTTTTAAACCATTCACAAATATATCTAAATTTTCTTCTAATTTTTTCTCATCTATTTTATTATC